TCAGCGCCAGCCGCACAGGCGACGGCCCACCGCATTGTGAGCCTTGGCCTGGCGGATGGTCTCGTCGCTGTCGGCCGCCGACCAGCGGATGGGCTGGGCGGCGCCGCAATAGACCTTACTTGCGCCGGAACCCGTCGTCGTCACGCAGCCGGCGAGCATCGCCATCGCGCAGATCAGCGCCAGAGCGCGCAGCGCGGGCCGTATCGAGGATGCGCTCGGCATCGCGTTCTCCTTCCTTCATGGCCTGGGAATAGCCCTGCTGCGCGCCCTTGCGGTGGGCGAGGACGAACGCGAGCACGGCCGTCGCAGCGAGCGCCGCGCGTAGTCCCGCCACCCGCGCCAGCGCCGCGACGGCGAGAAGGCCGGCGATGCCCCAGAGCCACCAGGGCACGCCATAGGCGAGGAGGTGGGCAAGGCCGCTCACGACGCCGGCCCCGCCGGCAGGAGATCCAGCGTCGCCGCCCGGCGCGCACCGGCACGGGCGCTCCACCACACATAGGCGAGACCGCCGAGGGTGAGACCGAGGCCCAGCAGCGTCAGACCCGTGAAGACCAGGGCGAGGGTCGCGGACGCCTGCGCATGGGGCGCGATCTGGCGGGCCGCCTCGGACACGGCGGACGCCGCAAGTCCCCCCGCCGCCGCCCCGGCGCCCGCCTGGGGCTTGGGACCGGGACGGGCACTGGCGACGGGCGCCTTGCCGGACGTGGTGGTGCTTCCCGGCGGATCGGCGCGATGCCCCTCCAGTACCGGAATGCCGCTTGCCCGGCCGGCGCCGGTACCCGTCCAAGCACCTGAGGCCCAGGCCTTGCCGGCCTTGCGCACATCCTCCACCCGCCGCCCCCAGCCGCGACCAAACACCGGCCAGGTGCGCAGCGCCTTCAGCATGGCGAGGCGGCGGTCACAGATGTCGTCCACGAGCCGAGCCGGCGCCGTCTCCGCCGCGGTACGGGCGGTGGCCAGCGTCACCGCGCCCATCTCCCCGTCCGCTGGCAGGCCGAGCGCCCGCTGGAGCCATTTGACCGACTGGGCGGGGCCGGAATTCACGGCGCCATCGAACACCACATAATCGATGCCCTCGGGCAATTCGTCGGCGCGGATGGCGTCCCAATACTGGCGGCGGTAGATCTCCTGGAGTTCTCTTTCCTCGATCTCGCGCACCGGGCGCACGACAAGCCCCTTGCCGCGCCGGTAGCCGTCATAGACCCGCTGGATGACGCCCCTCATGGTCGGTCCGCCGGGATCATCGGGATGGTTGGAATAGCCGCCCTCGTGGCGGAGCACGGCATTGAGCGCCGGCGCGAAGCTCGTCCTGGCCATGAAGCACCTCGGGTTGAAAACAAAAAGTGGCCGCCCCCCGCAGGGGACGGCCGGCCGGTTCGGACGCCGAAGCATCGGCGTGGTCAGAACCAAGTAGAGACGTTGCCGAAGATGCGACCGCCAAGAGTGGGCATGTTGCGCACAGAAACCGCGCCGCCCGTCCCCACGTTGATGCCGTAGGCGGTCGGGCCGGACGGGTTGACCACGCACTCCGACAGCCAGATCTGCGCGGTGTTGAGGGTGCCCACCTCGGTCGGCGGCACGAGCCCGCCGGAGAGATAGAGGTCGCCGCGATCGCTCGAGAAAGTCGAGCCGTGCGCCAGCATCTTGGACGTGTTGATGTTCCGCAGCGTGCCGCCCTGATTATACTCGTAGCGGCCGGCCACATCGATGCCGATGACGTTCTCGTGCAGGGTCAGGCCATTGTTGGACCCCGACCCGAACACGCCCGTATCCACGCCCCGGCAATTGAGCGTGACCGCATAGAGCGGCTGTGCGTTCAGCGTGTTGTGGAAGTTGAAGCAGTCCGCGCTGGCGCGGCCGGCGTAGCAGCCTTCCAGCCAGATAAGGCCCCACCAATTGTCGAAGCCGAAGCCGTTCCAGGCGTCCGCCGAGACCGAACTTGCATAGCGCGCCGACACCCGGCGCATGGCGAGGATCTTCGGGCTCGCACCATAGGCCGAGGCGAAGATCTTGACGCGGCTTCCCATGAGATCCCAAGCCGAAGCCTCGTCATTGGAATCCATGAAGAAGTGCTGGGGTGCAGCCCCCCAGTTGATCGCGAACGTATCGGAGGTCAGGTACACCGAAGCCGTGGCGTCGGTCACAGCGGCCCCGTCGAACGGATTGACATAGACGCTCGTGCCGTCCGTGTACCACGATCCCGGACGGGCATTGCAGGCCGCCGCGCTCGCCGCCTTGGTGTACATCACCGCATTGCCGAAGCGGTCGCGCAACGCTTGATTGTAGACCGCACCGGCGGACGACCGGGTGATCTTGTAGGTGTTGGTATAAGTGGCGTCGGCGGCCCAGGTATAATTGTCGATGCAGCCGTATTTGACGATGCCGCCATAGGCCATGAGGCAGACGGGAACCGTGGGCAGCGTGGTCGCCCCCGGCGCGTTGATATAGCCGCCGCTGGCATTGCGATAATAGGTGCCGGCGGACAGCCAGATGGTGGCCGGCTGACCGGCCGCGTTGGCGATCTGGATCGCTTTGTTCACCGTCAGATAGGGCGATCCGATGGTGCCGGCACCGGAGCTGTCGGAGCCGGTGGCGGAAACGTAGATCTGCGTGCCGGCGCGGCAGGACAGATACTCGGTGGACGAAAACGGGCTGTAGCCCGAGATGTAGCCCTGGCGGGTGCCGGCGCCGAGGTCGCAATAGCCCACCTTGGTGATGGGATAGAGACCCGTGCCCCAGCCCAGCACGGAAGGCAGAGCCAGTTCGGACGCCCGCGCGTAGCGGGTGGCTTCCTGGACCGCGATGAAATCGGGATCGTCGGTCAACAACATCATGAAATCCTTCCGTAAAGAGCCCGGCCATTGCCGGAGGTGAGGAAGCCGCCAACGCGGCTTCGCAATCGCCCATAGGCGACACCGCCCACCACCTTTCGGACTGGCGAGCCGGTGCGTCGCCGGAGCGAAGCGAGGGAAGCGAGGGAGAGGGAAAACGAAAGCATGGGGACCTCGCGGTTCGGTGCCCCGTGCGCACAGCCCGGCACGCGCCCGCGCGTGGCCAAGCGCGCGCAGTCGCGGGCAGATCAGCGGTCGGTGAGTGCGTAGATGGACAGGCCGGCGCTGGTGCCCGTGGCCCACACGCGACGCACCTGGCAAGGCGGCAGCGGCTGGAGGCCGGGGAGCGCGAGTACATCCACCGTGTCGGCATCGCCGCCGGCCACGGGGGTGATGCGAATGGAGGCCACGCCGCCGGCCACATCCTCGGGCACGAACACCCACAGGGCCTTGGCATAGGTGGCAAGGTCGGCGCCGTCGGCGGGGGTGATGCGCGCGAGCTGGCGCGCCGGCGACGACAGGGACGACGCAAGCCCCTTCAGGGGATCGCGGGCGGGATCGTAGGGCATGGGGATCTCCGATGGAGGGGAAAGGCAGGCGCGGGCTCAGGCCTCGGGCGCGGAGCACAGCAGCAGGTGGAGGGCGACCCGCACGGTGCCGCCGGTAAAGCTGCCGCCATTGGCGGTGAGGCGTACCGGCGTGGCGGCGTAGAAGGCGGTGGGGCCGATGACCCCCACATTGGCCGACCCCACCGCCGCCCCGAGGCTGCCGCCGAACTTGGAGACTTCGCCGGAAATGCCGCAATCGTAAGAACTTGCGCCAGTCACGGCGGTGAGCGTGCGGGTGGAGACGGCGAGCACGATGGCGCGGTCCGGAATGGCCATGGTGGTGGCGACGAAGGCACCGCTGAGCGCCACGTCCTCCTCCATCACCCGGCCCGCGATGGCGGCGCGATGGGTGCTGGCGGCAAACGGCGAGACGAAGGCGGCGCCGTCGAACAGCGCGAGCCGGCCCTCGTCGCGGATGAAGGCGAGGAAGCCCTGCGCCACCGGCAGGAAGTCGAACGCGCCCTGCTCATAGGCGGCGATGGTGCCGGCGTGCCCCGCGAAGGCGCCGCTCGCGCCGGCCGGCACGAACCAGCGCGCCCCCTCGGCGGGGGTGGCCGGCGGGGCGACGGCGGTGGCGCTTTCCAGCACCAGCTGGACGAAGGCATCGAGGCGGCGGATAGCCTCGTTATGGGTGACATGCTTCTGCGCCTGCGCCGCCGCGATATAGGGCAGCGCCAGGTTCGCCGACTGGTCGGTCATGGGGACCTCGGGGAGGGTTTGGGCAGGAGGCGGGGGCGCCGAGGCGGCTTGAAAAGTCGCCCGCATGGGTCATTGCAACCCTGGCAGGCCACGATCATCGTCATGGCCGGGCTTGTCCCGGCCATCCACGCGGCGAGGCTGGGACTGATTTTCGTAAGCTTGCCCCAGCGGCCCGGCGTGGATGCCCGGGACAAGCCCGGGCATGACGAGGGTGTTTGGCGGTTGTGCCCTTTTGATTTCCAAACGGCCGGCTACGGCACCACCACCGCCGTCACCGCCGCGCCCAGGCCGACGCTGGCGGAGCGCTGGGCGACACGCACGGTGAGGGTGGCCTGCGGCGTGCCGAAATCGGCCAGCTCATCCGCCGCCCCATAGAGCAACTGTGGCGCGCTCACCTCGAAGGCGCGCACCACGCCGGCGCCGGAGAGGATTTCCACCCGGTAGGCCTCGCTCGCCTCGCCCAGGGGCACCTCCAGCGCGTCCCAGCCATCGCCGGCGATGCGGGTGCGGCGGATGAAGGAGAGCACCACGCCCTCCGCCGTGCGCCGCCCGCGCACATGCACCGGCGACAGGGGACGCAGGGCGAGGCCGGAGGCGGTGGCGGTCACCTCCGTGACATCCTCCGATCCCTGGTCGTCCCGCGCCGCGCCCACCCGGTAGATGGAGCTGCGCCCCAGCGCCGAGAGGCCGCTCGCCACGCTCACCAGCGTGCCGTCGATACGGACGAGGCGCGTGCCCGCCGGCCAGATCGAAGCGCCCGCCGCCTCGGTACCGGCGAGGCCGCGCAGCAGGCCGGAGAGGCGGTAGGTGTCGGTGTCGATCAGCTCGGCGCCGGTGAAGGCGATGAGTTCCAGCGCCCGCCCCTCCGCCACCAGAGCCGCGAGATTGGCGCCGGTCAGAACCTCGCTCTCGCGCGCCGGAATGAGGAGGGAGGATTGCAGCAGCACGTCGACGCTGCCGGAGCGGTCGAAGCGCCAGAGCGGCCCCGGCGACAGGTCCGAAATCAGCGTGCCGAAGGTGGCGGAGGCGGTGACCGGAGCCACTACCTCGAAGCTCTCGCCATCCCCCGAGCGCCAGATGGCCAGCGTCCCCGGCCAGGGCGTGGCGGCAGCGGCAAGATGTTGCAGTGGAACGGGTTCCGCCTCCGACAGGGCGGGCAGGTCCAGCACCATCACCTCCGGTGGGCCGGACACGGCGGGCAGCGCCACGCTGCCGCCGGAGGCCGGCGCCAGCGCCGCGTCGAACACCTCCGGCTCGATGCTGCGGGCGGTAACGGCCAGCGCCTCGCCCTCCTCCACCCGGGTGATTTCCAAGAGCCGCGCCCGCCCGTCGAGGGTGAGGCGCACGAGGTCGCCGGGCCCCAGCGCGCGAAGCGAGGGCGGCAGCGAAAAGGTGAACGTCTCGCGCCCCGCCCACAGGTCCTGCAGCCAGATGTCGGCGGCCCGCACCATGGCCGCGTCGGAGGCCACCACGGCGAGGTCCGCATGGCTCACGTGGCGGCTGCCCCCCTTAAGGCGGCGGGAGGACACGGTGGCGCGGCGATAGTCCTTCAGGCTGTCCACGAAGCCGATGGAGACCTGCAAGGGCAGTTCGCTCTCCTGCGCACGGGTGGAGGCGACGAGCGGATCGTCCTCGCTCCGCGCCAGATCGTCGGCGCCGATCTCGCGCACCGTCCCGACGCCATGGGGACGGAAGGCGATGCGGCCCTCCGCCTCGCCGGCCTCGAAGGCGAAGGCGCGGGCCAGAGGCTCCAGAGCATCGCGGCCGGCCATGGGCTGGTCCACCACATAGCCGTCCACCCCACCGGAGAGGGACGCGGCGTCCACATCGTTCACGCCGAAATCGGCGCAGAGCGTCGCCACCAGCCCATCCAGCGGCGCGCCGCCGAGGCGGCCGGTGAGCCAGTGGCCGGTGGCCCAGTTGGCGCCATCCGCCCAGACGCTCTCGGCGAGGGGGAATTGCGGGAAGGGCCGCGCATCCCAGGTCCAGGCGAAGGCCTCCTCCACCATGCGCCCGCCATAGAGCGGCGCCGGCGGATTGTCGGCCGTGTCAGCGTCGGGGGCGAAGGTGCCGAGCACCACCTCCAGAAGGCGGCGCTGGATGAGATCATCCCGCGCGCCGGTGGAGAAGGGCGGCAGGGCGTTCTCCGACGACTTGGCGTCGGGGAAGACGCTCGGCCGGTTGGCGCCCTTGTCCACGGCGGGGCAGCCGGTCTCCATCAGGCGGATGGGCTTGGCGCCGGGCGCGAACGCGGTGGGCGTGGCGAGACGGGTACCGGCGATGCGCTCGTGATGGGCATTCGCCCACCAGGACTTGAGGTCCTTCTGGCGATAGAGCCAGGGCTCGCCATAAGCGCCGTCGGTGATGGGCGTGCGCACCTGCGCGGCGCGGGCGGCCTCATCCGCATAGAACCAGTCGAACCCCTCGCCGGCCGTGAGGTTGGCCTTCAGATAGGCGCGGTCGTGGATGTCGGCGGCGATCGCCGCGTCGAGATGGCCGGCGCCGTCGCGCCAGTCGGCGAGCGGCGGGTAGAAATCGATGCCGATGAAGTCCACCGCCGGCGCGCTCCACACCGCATCCAGCGGAAAGCGCACGTCGCCGTTGGCCCTCACCTGCGCGCCATATTCGGTCCAGTCGGCGGCGTAGGAGACGCGGGTGCCGGAGCCCACCACCGCCTTCACGTCGGCGGCGAGGGAAGCCAGCGCCTCGGCGGCGGGTGAGGCGCCGGTGTCGTCGGTGAGGCGGGTGAGCGCCACCATCTCCGAGCCGATGAGGATGGCCTCCACGCCCCCCGCCACCACCGCCAGATGCGCGTAGTGGAGCACCATGCGCCGCAGGCTCCATTCGGCCGGCCCGTGATAGAGCACGCTGGTGCCATAGCGGGTGAAATCCCCCGGCCCGGCATTGCCGAACAGGGCGGCCACCTGCGTCCGGCACGCGGCGGTTCCGTCCGCCGAACTCGGCCGGCCGGGCGCCGGATCGCACACGATGCGCCCGCGCCAGGGATAGGCCGGCTGGGCGGCAGCGCCGGTCCAGGGATCGGGGCGGGTGTTGGCGGCAGGGATGTCCATCATCAGGAAGGGGTTCAGCGTCACCTTCAGGCCGGCCTCGTTCAGCCGGGCGATGGCCCGCACCACGCTGTCGTCGGAGGGCGTGCCGCCATAGGCCGAGCGCCCCTCAAACTGGGAGACGGCCAGCGCGCTGAACCGCGTCTCGCCGCCCACCGTCCAGTCGATGGAGGTGGACTTGTCGGTGCGTTCGGTGCGCGGGCGCACGGTGCAGGCCCCGGCCCTCAGGTCGTCGCCGAACCAGGCCACCACGAGGGACACCCGCTCCACGTTCGGGCAGGTGCCGGTGAGCTGATCGAGGGCCACCTCGAAATCACTCGCCGCCGTGCTCACATGGCGGTTCTCCCGGCCATAGCGCGACCGCCCATGCAGGTGGCGGACGGTGCGCGTGTCATAGGCGAACTCGCTGGCGCCGGGGATGAGGGTCACCGCCCGCACCTGCCGCTCCAGCGCGCCCACCGCGCGCTCCACTTCCACGGTGATCTGGGGCAGGCGATTGCCGTAGTCGGTCAACTCCAGATTCTCGAACACCACATAGGCGACGCCGCGATAGGACGGCGTCGCGCCCGCCCCCTGCCGCGCCTCGATGAGGGGATCGGGCACCTGCGCCTCGTCGCCGAGATGGAGGCGCACGGTGAGGCGGCGGGTATCCAGCAGCTTGCCGTCGGCCCAGATGCGGCCGATGCGCGAGAGCGGCCCCTCGCACACCGCCACGGCGAAATTGCCGTAATAGGTGTAGGTCGTGGTGGTGGGCTGGGATGAGCCAAGGCTCCCGCCCTTGCCGCCGGTGGACTGGGTGGCGGTGGTGGCCACCTCCTTGAGCCTGGTCGCCCAGATCACCTGCCCGGCCAGGCGCGCGCGGCCATAGACGCGGGGCAGCGGCGTGCCCTCGGTGGAGCCCATCACGTCGAGGTCGGTGAGACGCGGACCTTGCGTGTTGCGGGAGCGGTTGCCGCCGAACAGCGCGCCATCGATCGCCGCGCCGCCGAGGGCGCCCAGCGCCCGCCCGGCGATGGCGCCGACAGGGCCGAACAGCGCGCCGCCGACAAGGCTGCCGGCTGCGCCGAGAAGCAGGGTCGCCATGGGATGTCCTCAGGATCTGGAAGGGGGCGCTAGGCGACTCCCGGAAAGGCGAAGGCGAAGGCGAGGCGGCGGCGCCACCACGGCGCCAGATGCCCCTCGCACACCCGGGCCCCGTCATAGGCATGGATCATGCGCGCGCCGTCCGAGAGGATCGCCGCGTGCTTGGCCGGAAGATGTGCGCGGAAGCGAAACAGCAGCACGTCGCCGGGCTGCGCCGCTTCCACCGGCACGGCGACGAGGCAACGCCCGGCCGCCTGCGCCAGGGTCTCGCGGAGGCCGGCCTCGGCCCAGTCCGGCGCGTAAGGCGGCATGGCCTCCGGCTCGGGGCCGACCAGTTCCCGCCACACCCCGCGCACGAGGCCGAGGCAATCGGCCCCCTGCCCCTTCAGCGAGGCGCGATGGAGGTAGGGCGTGCCGATCCACGATCGCGCCTCTTTGAGGATGGCGGCGCGGGTGAGGGGCGCGGTCATTCCAGCAGGCTCCCGTCGTATCCGCCCTCGCCGGGAATGGCGACGGAGATGACGAAATCGTTGCCGGGCATGTGGGGGAAGCCGCGGAAATTGAGCGCGTTTGCGAAGCGGTCGCGACAGGTCGAAAACTGCTTGTCGCAGCCGGCGGTGAGGGCCATCTCATCGCCCTCCGCCACCGCGAAGGGTGGGCGCTGCCACAGGCGCAGCAGCACCCCTTCGGCGTCCACGAGATGCGCCTTCACCTCGGTGACGAAACCCGCGTTGGCGCCGCTGGAAAACCGTGCGCGACCCCGCGCGAAAGCCGCCGCCGCAAAGGCCGAAAGACCGCTGACGCGCAGGCTCAGCGCGCCTTCGACCGTCTCCACCGTGGCGCTTGCCGCATGGGCCGGGAGGGTGAGATCCACCCCGCAGCGGCCGTCGCCGAGATCGGCATCGCAACTGCTCGAGAGAAGCCGCCCGCGGGTCTGGTTGAGGCCATCGGACAGGCTGCGGATCTCGGCGGTGAAGACGCCGTCCTGGGCCCGCACCTCGCCGATGGTGCCGCGCCTCAAGAGCAGGCACTGGGCGGGGTCCTGCCAGTTCACCAGCAGCAGGTCGATGGTGGCGCCGTCATAGAGGCCGGCGGCGAGATCGTCCTGCGACAGCGCATCGTGGGACAGCGCGCCGGACACCTCGGCGCCGGTCACAGCAAGGCCGGCTGAGTGGGTGCTCTGCGAGCCGGAAATGCCCGACGCCGCCTTGCAGGTGATGCCAGCGACCACGAGGTCGCGGTCATGGTCGGTGAAGCCGGTGACGAGGCCGTCGCGCCGTGTCACGCGCCAGGCATGGCACAGGGTGGTGGCGCCCGACGCGAGATGGTCCGAGAGGGCGGAAGGAAGGGTGCGCATTTCGCCTCACACGCGGATCTCGATGACGGGGATGCGCGGGATGTCGCCCGCGGCGAAGGCGGAGAGATTCACCTCGAGGAAATCGGTGTCGAAACGCACCGGGACATCGAAGGAAAATCCCGCCGACACCACCGCCGACACGGCCGGGGCGAAGGCCGTATAAAAGGTGATTTCGCCGCGTGTCGCATCGATCGAAAAATGCGTTCCTTCAATGCGTTCTACCCCATTCACGGCGACGCGCACGCTGCCCGCGACCGGCTTGGTGATGGCCCGCACATAAGGCGCGTGGAGACCGCCGTAGGTCTTCGTCAGCGCGAAGGTTGCGCGCGCGCCGTCGCCGGTTCCGATCACCTGGTCGACGGGCGTCGCGGCGTGTCCCGGCGGCGCGGAGGAATGGTCGAGACGGTCGCGCCAGCGGAAGCCGTAGAGACGCCCGCGACGCTCCTCGAAAAAGCTCACCACATCGGCCAGCGCGGCGAGGCTCTTCACCCCGTATCCGGCGTCCCAGTGACGACGCGAATCAGCCTGTCGCGTGTTGCGCTCCTCGCGTCCGGATGCGGTGGTCACCACCTCGGTGACGCGCTCTGGACCGCCCGAAGCGCCCAGCGCAACCTCCAGCGGGAACAAAATCTCATGGAAGGCGGCCATATGATGCCCCTATTCCCCAATTCTTAGGCGAAAACAGTAGAGATGGCCTTGACATAGTTGAACGTGACGCCTTGACTTTGCTCTGCCCCGTTGAGCATGGAGCGAAAGCATGGCCACCAAGCCCGCAAAAAAACCGGCCGTCGCCGCCGAGAAGCCCGCCGAAAAGGCACCTGCCCCGAAGGCTGCGGTGAAGGCCGCTCCCAAGGCGGCGGTTGCCAAAAGCACAGCACCCAAGACTGCAGCTGCACCCAAGGCCGCAGCACCGAAGGCCCCCGCGAAAGCCGCGGCGCCCAAGGCCGCCGCCGCCAAGCCCGCTGCCGCCAAGGCCGCTGCGAAGCCCGCCGCTCCCAAGGTTGCCGCTCCCAAGGCTGCTGCCCCGAAGGCCGCTGCGAAGCCCGCCGCCGCCAAGAAGGCCGCAGCGCCCAAGGCCGCGGCTCCCAAGCCGGCGGCTGAGAAGCCTGCCGCCGAGAAGCCCGCGCCGAAGGCCGTCGCGGCCAAGTCGCCGGCGCCCAAGGCTGCATCCGCCAAGACTGCCAAGCCCGCCGCCGAGAAGCCTGCGAAGGCCCCGGCCAAGGCTGCCGCCAAGCCCGCCGCCAAGCCCGCAGAGGTGAAAGCCCCCGCGAAGGCCGCCGCTCCCAAGCCCGCCGCCAAGAAGGCTGCGGCTCCCAAGGCTGCAGCTCCCAAGGCCGAGCCCGCGCCGGCGCCCGCGCCGGAAGCCAAGGCGGCTCCCAAGGCTGCCGCTCCCAAGGCTGCTGCGAAGCCCGCCGCCAAGAAGGCTGCTGCCCCCAAGGCCGCTGCTCCGAAAGCCGCTGCGAAGGCCCCCAAGGCCGCCGCCAAGAAGTGAGCTTCGCTGCCCCGATGGCTGGCACTCGGCGCACTGCCGGAGTGCCCCATCGGAGCGAGACAGGCCTGTCGCCCACGGGCGGCGGATGAACAGGGCCCGCATCCGGTTCGGCAGGACGGATGCGGCTCGTGTTTGCATTTCAAAAGGCGGGCTGGCCTGTCGTCATGGTTCGCCGTCATGACCCGCCTTCATGACGCGCAATCCAGATCGCGCGGTGCCCCAGATCGCGCGGGTTCGAGGCACCGGTTGTTGGCCCGCCTGATGGTGTCGGCCCGCACCGGCGTCGCGATGTTCCGAGCCGGAAGCGCCACGCCCGCCCCCGAGCGATCTGATTGCTTGCTCCCGATCACCGGGCCCCATCACTGGGTCCTCTGATCACTGGACCGGGGCGCGTCGTCCATCCTTACCCCCGTGCCGAGGCGCACCCGTGCAGATGATCGCGCACGTGGCGCAGACCAGGCTCCGCGCACCATCGTGCGCCCTCACGCGCGTCACTCCGCGCCGGCGCTTCCCTGAATTCGCGGGCGATCCAGCAATCGGATCAATGCCGTCTGTTCGGCCGGCATCGCAGCGACAGCCATGGGGCTTTTTTTCAATGCGGACTTGACGTTAAGGCATTGACGCACCTGCGCGCCGGGGATTTTCGCGGCGCCCCGGGCGCGCTATGCTGTCCCTGTCCCGCCTGCAAGCGGCAGGCTCACCTTGGACCCGCACCATGCCCGACGCCGCTTTCTTCCCGCCCTGCCCCACGCCGCGCGTCCTGCGTCCCGCGCCCATCGGCGGACGCGCCGTGCGGGCGATGGGCGCGACAGGCGCTGCCCTCGCCGCGCTCCTGCTGGCGGGGAGCGCGCAGGCCCAGTCGGCGGCCGCGAAGAAGGACGATAGCAGCTGCGCCCAATACGGCGCCGGCTTCCAGAAGGTGCCGGGCGGCACATCCTGCGTGCGCACCGGCGCCACCGTGCGGGTGGAAGGCTTCAGCGGTTCCGCCATCACCAGCGCGCCAAGCCAGTTCGGCGGCACCCCTTCCGGCAGCGGCACCACCGCCACCGAGACCAGCGACCCCTGGAAGAGCGCGCGCTAAAGCCCAACCTCACGCCCCGCGCTGGCCGCGCGCCACCGCCCGCGCCACCAGGCCGGACAGATAGGCCTCGGAGCGGCGGAAGCCGGCCATGTCCGGCGTGGACACATTCACCGTCACCGCCGCGCGTCCCGCCCCTTCCGCCGAGCGCACGCCGAGCCTGCCGTCGGTGCCGCGCGCCAAAGGCAGGATGGCCTCCGCCCCCTTCTCGCCCATCAGGCCGAGGCTGGCGCCGCCGAGGGGAAAATAGGTGGGCGCCGCCACCACGCCGCCGCGCGCGAACGGCATCACCCGCCCCTCCGAGATCACCCCGCCATGGGCGAAGCCGAGCCCGCCGGCCGCCCCTGAAAGCAGGGAGGACAGCCCGCTCTCCAGCGGCTTCAGGGCCGCCGTGAGGGCGAGGTTGGAAAGCCGCGCGGCCAGCTGCTCCAGCACGCTGCCGAGGTCCTTGCCCTGCACGGCGATGCCGGTGAAGGCGGAGGCCAGTGCCGAGGCGAAGCCCTTCGCCGACACCTCCACCTCCCCCAGCGCCGCCTTGGCGGTGCGGGTGTCCACCTCGATGGCGATATCGACGGTTTCGGTCATGACGGAGCCTCAGGAGGGATCGGGGAAGCGCTTCATCAGCGCGGACAGGTCGGGTCGCGACAGGCGGTCCAGCGCGGGCGGCAGCAGGGCCGAGACGGCGGCGGCCAGCTCCCGCGGCGTCATGCGCCAGAAGGCATCGGGGGCAAGCCGCAGCAGGCCGAAGCCGGCGCCCATGGCCGCCGCCCAGGGAAAGGGACGGGCGGCGTCGGGCCCCGGCCTCAGGCCTGCTGCGGCGGCGGAGGGGAAGCCGGCGCCTCCCCGACCGCATCGGCGGCGAAGGTGATGGCGAGCAAGTCGGCGACGATGCGCGCGAAGCCCGCCGCGCCGCCATCGGCGCGCATGCGCTCTACCTCGGCGAGGGTCACGCTCTCGCCCGCCCCGTTGAGGCCGGCTTTGATGATGCACGCCGCATCGCGGGCCGACAGGCGGCCGGTCTCGAACCGCGCGGCCAGCGCCATCAGGTCGTCGGCGCCGAACGCGCTCTCCAGCTCCGCGAGGGCGCCGAGGGTGAGCACGAGGACGCGCACGCGTCCATCCAGCACGGCCGCGATCTCGCCGCGTCGGGCATTGGGCATGGGATGTCCTTTCGGGGAGGGGCCGGCGCCTTGCGGCGCGGTTGGAAACGAAGGGCGGGCATGTCCGCGATCGCCCCGTCATGCCTGGGTCAAGCCCGGGCATGACGGAATGTTGGCAATGCTCGTTTACAGCGCCGCGAACGCCAGTTCCCCGGCGCTTTCCAGCGTCAGGTCGAAGGTGACCTCGCGGTCGTGCTCGGCGGCAATCTCCAGCGCGGTGATCTGGAACGGCCCGGTGATCGTGCCGAAATCCGGGATCACCACCTGGCAGGAGGCCAGCGCGCCGGAGAAGAAGGTCTGCCGCACCAGCGCGTCGGAGGCGGCATCCTTGAACACGCCGGAGCCGGAGACCGACGCCCGCTTCACCCCCGCCCCGTCCAGCAGCTCGCGCCAGCGCCCGGCGCTTTCGGAGTGGGTCACGTCCACGCTCTGGGCGTTGAAGGCGAGCGTGCGCGAGCGCAGGCCCGCCACGGTGGTGAACTGGGTGCCGTCATGTATCTTCAAAAGCAGGTCCTTGCCCTTCTGCGCGGCCATCGTCATCTCCGAAAATCAAAGGGGCTCGAAATCAAAGGGGCTCTGTGACGGCGCGAAACCGCACCAGAGCATGGAAGGTGCGCCCGTCGCTCTCGCGGCGGACTTCGGCGGTGGTGGCGCGCAGGTTGGCGAGCCGGTGGCCGGCGAGGGCCAGCGGCGCGTCATGCAGCGCCTGGGCGACGGCTTCCGCCACCGCATAAGCCTCCGCGCGGCCGCCGGAGCGGGAGAAGACGTGGAGCGTCAGCGCATGCTCGGTGCCCGCTTCGGTGGCGGTGGACCAATCGGCCACCACCGCCTCGCCCAGCGCCACGAAGGGAAAGTCCGCCTCAGCCGGCGGCACGTCATGGATGCGCGGCCCGCCCAAGAGCGCGGTAAGCGCCGCATCGGCAACCAGCGCCGCATGGAGCGCCGCGCGCAGGGCCAGCGCCGGGCTGTCGAAGGGGAGGCTCATGAGCGCCTCCGGGCAAAGGCGAGGCGGATGCGGTCCAGCACCGGATCCCCCGGCCGCCCGAGACCGCCGCGGATGCGCGCCAAAAGCGCCGCATCGGTAACCCGCACCAACGGCCGCTGGGGCGATCCGGCTATGGTGGCGGGCGCGCCGGTCTCGGCGGTGATCTCAGCGGCCAGCTCCCGCGCCGCGCGGCCGGCAGCGTCCGCCTGGGCGGCGGGCAGATGGCGGGCGGCGAGGCGCTGGGCGAGGCCCTGCAAGCCGCTGGTGCCGATGGTCGCCTTCATGTCTCTTCCTCCCGGCAGCGGATGTGGTGGAAGCGGCCGCGCCCGTCCGCGTCCACCACCGCCTCCACATGGAATCTACGGCCGGCATGGAGCAGGCGATCGCCCGCCGCGACGGTGTTGGGCGCGCGCACGGTGAGGCGCAGGAGGCGGCTCGCGCGCGGGCGCTCCTCGGCAAGGCCGTAATCGGTGGCGAGCGGTTCGATGGCGCCCCACAGCACGTCCACGGTGAGGAAGGTGCGCGCGATGCCGCCGGCGCCATCGGGCAGGTCCACGGCGGTCTGGTGCGTCAGGCGGTGACGCAGCGCCCCGACGCTCACAGCCGCACCACGCGATAGGGCGCCAGCAGCGCCCGCGCGGCGGCGGGCAGCGCGGAGGTGTCTCCCGGCCCGTCGCGATGCTCGTAGAAATGGGCCGCCAGCAGGCGCACCGCCTGCACCAGGTCGGCGGGCACGTCGGCGGCGGCGGGGCCATAGCCGGCGGTGAAGGTGATGACGATGCCGCCATGGCGCACCAGCGGCGCGCTCACCCGAGCGGGCTCCACGCGGAACAGGGCGGGGGCGCGATCGACCACCAGCGTCAAAGCGCCGGCGGGCAGCGCCACCGGCGTGCCGTCCGCCGCCGCCACGGTGGCGCTGACGATCTGGCGCACCGGCGACAGCGGCGCCGGGATGATGCCGCGCAGGGGCCAGGCATCGAGGCTGAATCGCCAGGTCTGCTCCATGAGCGCGCGGCCGGTCTCCACCTCCACCCGGCGCCGGGCGGCGGTGACGAGGGCATCGAGGAGGGCGTCCTCGTCTGTATGGTCGATGCGTAGATAGGCCTTCGCCTCGGCGCGCGTGAGCGGCTCGGCGGCGGGGCCGGCGACAAGGTCTGCCAT